TATTAAAATGACAGAAGAAAGACTATTAAATCCACAACAAGAATTATTCCTAGAAAGATATACTAATCCTAAATCTCCTACTTTTGGTAATGCAACACAGAGTGCTAAAGATGCAGGTTATAGTGATACTTACTCAGAAAATATAACTGATTCTATGCCTGAATGGTTATTGGAAAACATTGGTGATATGAAACGTTTAAGAAGAGCAGAGAAAAACCTTTCAGAAGTACAAAATTTGCCTATAATAAATGAAGAAGGCAAAGTAGATACTAACTTAATAGAAAAGAGAACTAGAGTTGATATGTTTATAGCAGAAAGACTGGATAAGAGTAAATATTCTACTAGACAAGAACAAACAGGGAAAGATGGGAAAGACTTAGCTATACAATTTGCAACAGTCTTTAATAAAGATGCTTAATCCTCACCAAAAACAAATTGAAGTCATCCGCTCAATAGCTCGCTTTAAAATAATTAGAGCTGGGAGAAGAAGCGGTAAAAGTACTCTTGAAATAGAAGAGATGATATTCGATGCAGTAAGTGGAAAAGATAGGAATATATTTTATATCGCACCTACTCAAATACAAGCTAGAAAGATTATATGGGAAGCCTTAAAGACTAGACTCAATGGGCTAGGAGAAATAAACGAAAGCAGACTTGAAATAAGACTACCAACACAAGACAAAGGATTTTCAACTATCTTTGTTTCAGGCTGGGAGAACAGAGAAAACTTCCGAGGACTTAAAGCTTATAAAATAGTTTTCGATGAAGTAGATACAATGAAAGATTTCTTTATAGGCTGGCAAGAAATCTTCAGACCAGCACTGACTGATACTGGTGGAATGGCAACCTTCATAGGAACTCCAAAGAAAGAAAACCCAAACCTTAGACGTTTAGAAAAGATAGCCCAGACTGATATTGACTATGAAGCCTTTCATTTTACCACAGCAGATAACCCTTTCATTCCACCAGAAGAAATAAATAAAGCAAAACAAGAACTAGACTATGATACTTTTAGACAAGAATACCTTGCAGAGTACTTAGACAATGCAGGTTCATTATTCAAATACGATGCACTGGTAGACGTATTCACAAACACAATCACTAAGCAAGACAGAAAGTTCATGATCGTGGACATTGCAGATGATGGCTCGGATAAAACAATCTTTAGTTTCTGGGAAGGACTTGAAGAATACAGACGTGAAGAATACGCAAGACTAAATACGGAAGGAATAATCCAAAAGATACGAGAGTACGCAGGTGACCAAAGAATACCATACTCACATATTGCAGTAGATGCTATCGGAGTAGGTGCTGGAGTAGCAAGTAGTTCGCTATTAGACGGTATTATAGGCTTTAAAAGTTCGTATGCACCAATTAAAACAGATATGGATATAGTGAAGTTACCGAATGTAGGCTATGCACACAACATAAGTTTGACTTCTGATTATAGAAATCTTCGTTCTCAATGTATTTTTACTCTAGCAAGCAAGGTAAACAACCACGAGATAGCAAGTAAAGTCACAGGAAAACAAAAAGAAGTTATCATTGAAGAACTTCAACATTATCAAGATGCTTCCACTGGAGATGGTAAACGAATGGCAAGTCAAAAAGACCACATTAAAAATATTATTGGACATTCACCAGACGCTTCTGACTGTTGGGTAATGAGAATGTTCTTTGAGATACGAAACAGTGTACTGCCAGACCAATCAGAACAGATGGTAAAGATACGAGAAATACAAAACAGTCAATTTGCACAGAGGAAACATAGTTTTGCAAATAATTCAACAAAATAAGTTTTGCACAGATAGCTTGACTTAGAAAAAAATGTTATAATGTAATTATTAATAAGTTAACTTATCGGCGGGGAATATTTTAGAATGGCATATATCGATGGAGCAAAAAGTACAAATGGAACAGCATCAGCTTTAATAAGAACAGGAGTAGGTATCGTGTATGGAGTTGTTGTAAACTCACATACTAACGGAACAATGAAACTGTGGGACAATACTAGTGCAGCAGGAACTGTGCTTGTAAACACTTTTACATTTCCAGCAGGATCAGGAGTATATAAATTCCCTGAAGCTATAGAATTTTACACTGGATTATTCTTGACTGTCGGCGGAACACTCGACTACACAGTTATTTATCAAGTAAAAGGTTAAAAATAAATGGAAACTCAAGATTCATTAGGAGTTATAGTTCGTAAACTAGAACAGGATTTCATTTCCAATACTGGGACTTTGATGTCTAAGTATGTTCGTACTGACCTTTATGAGGATATTAACAAGATATATGCCTATCTAGAAAGTAAACACACTACGGGTGAGGTAGATTCAATGAACAGAGATAAACCTTTCTTTAACATTGTCTTAGCAGCTCGCAATGTATGGTTCAGAGCAACTGATATTGATAGAAAGGATATTAAACTCGTTCCTAGAAAAATGGAAGACACTATTGCAGTATTCTTACTCAATGCTCATTTACAGAAGTGGATGACTAAAGAAAGATTCGGAGTGTTCTTAAACAGCTGGGGATTAGAACTAGCTGGATTCAATTCAACAGTAGTAAAGTTCGTAGAAAAAGAAGGAAAACTAAACATATCAATAACTCCGTGGTCAAAGATAATCTGCGACCAAATAAACTTTGATGCAAATCCTAAGATAGAGCTATTAGAACTTACAGAAGCTCAACTCTATGCAGCAGGCTATGATAAAGAACAAGTAAAAAACCTTTGCGAAGCAGAACGAGCTCGTGAACTAACCAACAAACAAAAGCAAGATAACAAGAACAACTACTACAAACTATATGAAGTACATGGTAAACTTCCGCTATCATACCTCACTGGTAAAGAAGAAGATGAAGATACTTTCGTGCAACAAATGCAAGTACTTTCATTCGTAGATAAAAAAGAAAATGATGGCTGGGATGAGTTTGTAATGTACAAAGGTAGAGAAGAAAAAGACCCGTACATGCTCACTTCATTATTCCCTGCAACTGATGGCTCTATTTCACTAAACGGTGCAGTAAAGAACCTATTTGAAGCACAATGGATGGAAAACCACACAAAGAAAGCTATCAAAGACCAGCTTGACCTTGCTTCTAAACTCTTATTCCAAACTTCTGATGGAAACTTTGTAGGGCAGAACGCTTTAAATGCTATTGAGAATGGGGATATACTTATTCACCAAGTCAACCAACCTCTGACACAACTACAAAACAACTCACATGATGTAACATCTCTACAAAGCTTTGGTGCAGAATGGAAAGCCCTATCTAGTGAAATAAACGGTATTAGTGAAGCAATGCTTGGTGTAGCTCCAAAAGCTGGTACAGCCTGGAGACAAACAGAAGCTTTATTGCAAGAATCACACTCACTCTTTGAACAGATGACAGAAAACAAAGGACTTTGCCTTGAAGACATGCTACGAGAATACATAATTCCTTTCTTGAAAAAGAAACTAGACAACACAGATGAAATAGCTATTGTACTCGGAGAGAATGGCTTATCAAGGATAGAATCGCAATACATTAAAAACCAAGCAATAAAACGAGCTAATAATAAAGTAAAATCAGACATCCTTGCTGGAGTATTACCTGACCAACCTGATATGAATGTACTTGAGGGGGAAGTTAAAGACGAACTATCACAACACGGTAACCATAGATTCTTTAAGCCTTCTGAAATTGATTCAGTGACTTGGAAAGAAATATTCAAAGATATTGAGACTGATGTAGAGATAGACATAACAGGCGAGGCTACAGATACTGCTGCAGTATTGGAAACTCTAAAAACTGTACTCAATGTAGTAATCAATCCGAACTTCCAGAACAATCCAAAAGCACAATTAATTATTGATAAGATACTTACAAAGACAGGTCAACTCTCACCGCTAGAACTTTCAGAAGTAACAGCACCTGCACCAACACAGCCAGCACCAGTAGTTACTCCTTCAGGCGGAGAGGTCGGAGCTACATCAGAATTACCAATAACAAATCAATAATATGAAAACAAAAACAATAGCAAAAAAGGGCAAAGTAGCCCATAAAAAAGCAGGAAAGAAGTGTTAATTATAAATTTAATCTAAAAAGAAATTATGGCGGAACAAAAATTAATGTATGATGATAGAGAAATTACTCTACTCAAAGCTACATTCGCAGAGAACGAACAGTTACTAAAAACACTCCGACACCTATGGTTTGGAGTTGAACTAAAAGAAGATGAGAAGAAAACTATCAAAGAAATCTTTGCTAACAAAGAGCTGGTAGAAGCTATACGCCACAAGGTGTATGGACTTAATAACTTTGATACACCTATTGGTCAACTATCAGACTTTTGGGTAGGGGTAGAAAAACAAATCTTCGGAGCTAATCGAGACACTATTTACCAAGCAGTACAATCAAAGCTGATGGTTTTAGATATGTTTACTAAGGCATTTAATCTATTATCAGACCCTGATGGACAAAAAGTAGATGTTTCGTTTAAACCGTCGATGGTAGATGATTTACAGGTAGGATTAATTGCTCGTAACTTATATATGCAAGCTATTGAAACTTCTTTGATTTCAATTCTTACTATCGCGGGCAAAAAGGACGAAACTTTGGAGCAAACTTTAAAGCGTCTTAAACAAGATAGCAATAAATAAGTTATCCACTGTTTTTATTATTATTTGAGATATGGTATAATACCATTAAGCGAGAAATCCAACTCTGACAAATTGGACTAACTAGAACTTCAACTATGGAAAACGAAGAAAATACTCAAGACGTTGAACTTGATGAAACAAAAACCAACGAGGAAGAATCTAATGAAGATTCAACCGACACAGAAGATATAATAGACTGGAAAGCAGAAGCCTTGAAACAGAAAGCTATCAACCAACGTATAAACAAGCGTAATGAAAAGCCAGAAGTTAAAAAGGACATTAATGTGGAAACATCTAGTGTAAGTCAAAAAGACTTCTATGCCCTAAGTCAAGCTAACGTGCATATTGATGATTTTGATGATGTCGTTGAATACGCCAAATTCAAAAAAACCTCTATACAAGAAGCTCTAAAATCTGATGTGATTAAAACTGTTCTTGCAAACAAATCTGAGTACAGAAAGACTTCTGAAATATCTAACACAAGTCCAGCAAGAAAAGGTGCAGTAAAGACTTCTGATGAAACTTTATTGAATAACCTATATAAAGGGCAAATCCCTGAAAAGGGAAGTGAAGATGCTGAAAGCATATTCTGGGCTCGACGTGGAGGCAGGCGATAGTATCGGCGGGAACTTATTATTCCCTTAACACTGTTCCTCTACAGTAAAATGTAGACACATAAAATAAAAACCGTGAACACAATGTCCACTTATGGAAATCGCGATAAGTACTTCCAGTCTCAATACGAGATTGTACTTCGCAAAGCCCTCGTAGCAGAAAAAATTTGTATGGTAGATAATTCTGATGCAAAACGCATTCAGAACCCATACGGTTCACAACCTACAGCCACTATTCAAGCAGTAGCTGGAACTTATTCAGTATCAGCTTGGACAGTTACTGATGATGCATTAACAGTTACTGATGAAGTTATCTATGCAGAACATGTTTTTGCTTTTGAAGACTTCTTCGCTAAGTTTAATATTGCAGCATCTCGTCTTGACAATATTATGTACTCTGTAGCTTACGGAGTAGATTATTTCGTCCTTAACAACCTTTGTGAAGATGGTACTGGAACTTACACTACACCAGTAGGAGGCTTCACTACAGCTGGAAACATCAACACTATCATGGGTAACTTGCTCTCTAAAGTAGCAGGTTTTGAAAACACCTATGGTACTTTCCTTGTTATTGAAAACACAGACTTGGTAGGATTCGCAATCGCTGGAGCAACAAACGGTTTCTCTGTAGCTGATGCAACTCTCAAGAACGGTTTCATGAATAACTGGATGGGGACTGACATTTATGTCGTTCGTACAGGTACATTCGTAGATGCAACTATTGGTACAACAACAGTAACTAACGCTGGTCACCGAGTATTCGGAGCGAACAAAGTAGCTACTTATGCTTCACCACGAGGTATGCAATACGAAGAGAAGGCAGTCTCTCTAAAGACTGGTAAAGAAATCGTAGTCTTCGCACTTGTTGGATTCAAACTATGGAGTCAAAAGACTTCATTGATTGTTGATATCACTCTTGCCTAGACTTCTCGCCTAATATACGGCGGGTCTTTTAAACCCCTAGAGCTTGGGTCGATGCGGGGTATCCCGCCGGTAGCCAGCATCAATCTCCGCTCTAGGTTAAATGAATTAAATTTATGGTAAAAGAAAAAATTGAAACAAAAGAAGAAATCGTAGAAGAAAAGGTAGTAGACAATCAGGGAATCATAGTCGGAGACCCACAATTATTACGACCTAAAGAATTACCTTTAGTAGTTACACTTCCTGAAGGAGCAAGCAAGGCACAAATAGCATATTCAAAGACAATCAATGCGTATGCTTATCAAAACCCTGATAAATGGGAAGAAAAGAAAGATGCTTTAATTGCAAAATTAAAATCTCTCAAGAATGCACCAGATCCTCGTGAAGATAGTAAACTAAAGATAAACAACGCAAACATATTATAAGTTAATCGAAAAATATTATGAACACCATTCGTGAACAATTACCAGGTATGGCATTAGCTTTTCAAAAGCCAGTTATTTCTGGCTTAGGTGCTACTCGTACATTAAACCCTGATGAAACAGGCTCACTTATTCTCTTGGATAAAGCAGACGGAATTGTTCTTACGCTTCCTACCGCTCCACAACCTGGAACATTCTTTGAGTTTATGGTTTCTGTAACTGCTACAAGTAATAGTTATAAAATTATTACAGGTGCTGGTACAGAGCTTATGGTGGGTTCTATTTTGAACTGTGATACTGATACTTCAGATGCAGTCGCAATATGGAAGTCACTTGTTGCTACAAGTAATATCTCTGTTAACCTTAACGGCTCTACAAAGGGTGGTATCAAAGGAGACAGAATAGTAGTAACTTGTCTTAACAGTACAACATGGCAAGTAACAGGTACTACCAATGGTAATGGTGTAGTCGCTACACCATTCGCAACATCTTAGGTTTCTAACTGGCTCTCTTTATGGAGAGCTGGATTAGCAACTTAAATAAAAATAAATGATATTCAACGATACAACAACAGCAAAAACAGGTTTAACTCAACAAGTGAGATTTTTAACTGGCTCTAATGCTGACTCTTTTCCAATAGAAGACGTAACAAGACTTGCAAACATTTCTCTTGATAAGTATTTCACAATGGCTTTGCAATGTAACAATAACTGGAAATTAGACGACACAACATATACTGATTATTCTATAGCTACAACAGACCTAGTGAGTGGTCAAGTAGACTACAATATGCCCGTAGAATTGATTGATATTGTTTCTGTAAAAATAAAAGATGCTAGTGGAGTTTGGAAAGTACTCGAACAAGCAAATGACTTGGATTTTACAGACCCTGCAACCGAAGTACGATTCGCAACACCTGGAACACCACAGTTTTATTTAAAACGTTCTGATGGTATTTTCCTATTATCTGCTACTAGCTACAACTCTACAGCAGGAATGAAACTAGAGTATAAGCGTATCGCGAATTACTTTATTCGTACAGATACCACAAAGCAGGCAGGTATACCTAGATTCCACGATATGTACCTTTGTTACCATATTGGTTATAACTACGCTCTAGCGAAGAATTTAGCCAATACAGGGGTACTTGGGGGAGAGATGGTACGGCTAGAGAATGATGTAAAGTATCACTGGAGTAAACGAGGTAAAGAGAAACCAGCACGTATTAGCCCATTAATTCAAGATACAAGATAATGACAACAACCTGGACAAAACAATCAAAGAGTGGAGTGACTGAAATTGGAACGTATTTGACTCTTGCCGAAGTGGACTCTGATGTAATGTTACTTGACCCAGCAAACAATATATTATTACTTAACGCAAGTGTTCTACCTAATTTAACAACAAATTGGACAGAACTAGCAAAATCATAATGGCAAACCAAAGAATAGACCAATTATCAACATTAAATGAAAACACTATCGCAAGTGGTGATTTGATTCCTGTATATGACGTCTCGGCAGCCGATACAAAGGCTATAACCAAAACAGACTTTGACCAATCTATCGGTGAAGTTGTAGACTCTACTTTTACTATCACAGACAACTCTGACAATACAAAAAAAGTAAAATTCCAAGCGAGTGGAGTAACCACAGGAACAACTAGAACTCTAACTGTCCCTGACTCAAATACTACTATCGTTGGAACTGATAATGTTCAAACAATTACAAACAAAGTAATCAGTCCTGCAAGTAATACGATTGACGGAGACATACTTGCTATAGATTATGTTCCAACAAACTATACGAGAACAATAGTGTCCGAAACTACCGCTTTAACACAGCTCACTTCACACTTAGATGGAATAAATACTGCTCTAGCAACAGTAGTAACTCGTGAATTCTTTATTTACCCGACATTACGGCAGCAACAACTTTCAGGAACTTTAGGTAATTTTTCTACAGCTATTGCTAGTTCTGTACAAAGTTTTGCTTTTAATTTTAAAGTACCAGATGATTTTTCTGCACTTACTGAATGTAAATGTGTAGTTATTCCTGATACCACAGAAACATTATTATGGGATATAACAACAGACTTTGGAAAAGTAGGGGAATTATATACAACAAATTCTGATTCAAATTCAGACTCACTTGCAGTGACTGTAAATGTTATTACAGAATTGCCTTGTGATGCTTCATTATCAGGAATCGAGGCAGGGGATTATGTTGGTATGATATTTAACTCAGACACTTCTGATATACGAACGATAGGATTACTATTTAAGTACACAACAATATAATGAAAATAAACTCTGTTACAAATGGAAAATATAATATAGAAACCGAAGAAACAGTGGTAACTAAAGTTAATATCGATTATACCGAACAGGAAATAACTGACAGAATTGCAGTACTTACTAAACGTATTACAGCACAGCAAACGATAGTAGATTCAATCCAAGCCGAGAAAGATAACTTACTAGCTATCCAAACTTTAATTAACGATTCTAAATGATAAAAAAAGCAACAATTTTTAATTGGGAAAATGGTGTTACGACTTTAAACAGAGCAAACTCTGTAGAAGAATTAAATGCTGGTTTTTCAATGATTAAGAATTTTGATATTTATACTGATCCAAAGAAAATAATACCAGTCGGAGAGTTTCAACGCTGGAATACTGAAGCAGAGGAATTGTACGGATTCAAAGGACTCGGTTCTTCTTTAGACACATTTTTTGCTACAGGTAAAGCTCGTAAAAACTGGTACGGCAATAGCTGGGAATTTCGTGTAAAAATAACTCCTGACTTTGTAGATACAAATTATTCAATATTCAACCTTACAAATATGCCAGCAAACTTCTGGGATAATGTTCAGAGTGCAGGACAAGATATTCGCATAACGGATGAAGATAATATTTTTGTACGAAGTGATATTTTGTCGATTGATATTGATGCCGAGACTGGATGGATAGTATGGGATAACAGCTCAACTCCACCTTATTTTTATTTGTATTATGGCAATTCTACTGTTGATGGAATAAATGAAGGATTTAATACAAATTAGGATAGAGCTGGAGCTTATGGTCCTATACAAAGAATGTATGCTCAAATAACAAATGAAGGTTTCCCTACAAGTAGAACTGAAACAACTACAGAAAATTATATTCTCGATGACCAAGATATATCGTATCAAACATCAGGTATTACAGGGTTTATTACAAACGGACTCGGTGCGAATACTAACGGGAATTCTTCAAACTATAGTCATGATGGGGGTAACCTATCACTTCCAAGTCAATATTATGATACTATTTCTTTTTTAATTCATCTAAAAGAATTGCCTACTGCACTTACTCCTATTATTTATGATGATTTTAATGGTATTAATATAAAAGTAAAGACTAACGGTGCCATAAATGTAATAATGAATAGAGCTAGTGGATCAGATGTAGATGTAACCTCTACAACTTTATTATCTTTAAATACAACATATCGTGTATCAGTAGTTTTTAATTTTCCATCTGGGGTTACTGGTAGTGGAGGTACTATTTATATAAATGGTGTAGCTGAAGATAACGATGTAGGAAATAATGCTTCATTAGATATTTCAGGTTCACAAATCTTTTGGAAAATGTACCCTGGATGTTTTGTGAACATGGTTTCATATATTGGTGTAGCATCTACTGCAACACAACTTCTTCATGAGTATCAAATGTATTCAAGTAATGCAAGTTATTATGTTGTTGGTTCAGAAGAAACTATCCCAACTTTTATAGATATATATGAACATGCGACTGCTGTGTATCAAAAATCACTTACAGATACAGCATGGAGCGAAACAACTATTACAATACCTATCAAAGTGCTAGGTAGAGACCCTATTATATCTCCAATTTATGCAAGTTATGGAGACCAAGGTACTGTAAACTTCTTTGCTAGTACTCCTACAAATTCGTTCGTAGATATGTACCAAGCAGGAAACACTGCTGACCTTATAGAAGATTTAACATTCGTAGATTTTAATTATCCAACTATATGTAATATAACTTATGATTCTGGTATAGATAACAAACAATATTTTTCAAACAATATAAACTCTTTAAACAGATTAAATGGTTCAACATTTACTGCTAACGTTTTTACTGCATTTCCAGTAATACAAAATGTACAAAACTACAACGGGTATATGACATTCGGAGGGTACAAAGAAAACACAGGTCAATCTTATATCCAAATTTGGGACAGAGCTGATACTGTCGCTACACAATCTGTAGATATGGGTCTTGGTAAATTGAGAATTGTTGGAAATGTAAAAGGAACTTTGTTTGGAGTTATAAACAACTTCATAGATGGTTCAAACCAAGCTTTAGGAAGTCCATCAATGGATGTTCGCATTTATACAGGAAGTGAAAACTACTCAACTACTCACAGAATTTCAGTACCGACAACGATGGATTCTTACTATACCGAAACTTGGGAACAACCAGTGTCTCAACTCAAAGGAACTACTAAAAATTCAGTTATTTTCTATGCCAAAATTCCAGCTGACACAAATGGAAACTATCATGAGGGATTGTGGGCTGTAGGAAAGAATGAAGTATCTGATAAAATGGCTCTTTGTTTACTTTATGAGACTAATAATATTGGTGATGTATATAACCTTTCAACTCTCGCAAATCAATGTGTAGTATTTTCAAATACAGACCAAGTATATCGAGTGAATCCAACACCATTGTATTCTGCTGTGTCAAGTGTTGAAACTAGAATCTTTAATGATGGAAATTCTGAGACAGTAAAAAGACTTATGGGCGTAGAAGTTATGCACGAGTCTTTGGATTCAGGACAAACGTATTCTGTTTATAAGAAAAGTAATACCGATACTGATTATGTTTTGATAATGACTTCAGATACTGCTGGTACTATATCAAAAGAGAATACTGTTGATATGAATGGTGATGCAATGGGTGAATTTAAGGAGATACAATTCAAAATAACAACGACTGGAGGCAATGCAGGATTAACAGAGTTTTCTTTTAAGTATGAAACTTTATTAACGAACGTATAAATGATATAATATGAATAAAGATATTGAAAAACTACAAATACAGATAGACTTGCTCAAGAAAGAACTGAAAGACCTACAAAAATCATTTGACGATGCTACTAAATTTCAAAATGACTTCCGAGGTAAGCAAATATTTAAAAGAGCTGTTCAGTTCACAGCAAAAGTATACAATGCGGCAGGAACTGTAGTAATAAACTAAAAAAATAAAATGGCAAACACATTTAAACAAACAAATAACGCAAAACCAACCTACGGGGAATCATCTGCCTCAGTTCTTGCACTTCAAAAGAAACTAAATGCTGACAATAAAGGAAAACAAGGCTACACAGCTATCGCAGAAGACTCAAAATATGGAGACCAGACTAAAAATGCAGTCGGTTTTACATCAGCTACAGGTGCTATCCCAGCAGATACTATTGCTAAAACTGAGACACCTATCGATGCAGGAACGAAACCAGTAGATAATACCGACTTACTCACTAAAACTGCGTTAGGATACAATACAGACCTCACAAAGGCTACTGTAGACCAGAATACAAGCGAAGACTCTGTTTCCAGTCTTTTAAAGTCACTTCAAGGTGAAGGTGCGTACCGAAGTGGACTCGAAGAAACAGCAGGAGTAGACAAAACACAAAATAGACTCCGTGAATTACAGGGACTTGCACAAGCAGAAACTAATAACCTAGAATCAGGTATTTTAAGGAACGAAAATAATGCTATTGGTACGATGGAAACTAGAGGTTTCCTTAATGGTCAAGATACTCGTGCAAGACGTGAGAGTGCTATTAACTCTTTGGTTATAAATTCCGAAGCACAAATGCTACAAGGTAACCTAGAGAATGCAACAAGACTTATCGACCGAGCGGTGAGTGCAAAATATGACCCATTGAAAGCTGAAAAAGAACAGGCTTTATTTAATCTACAGCGTGCTGATAAGCATTTTGACAGTGCAGAGAAAAAAGTAGCTGAAACTACTAAAATGAAACTTGAGAAAGACATTAAAGATGCCGACCAGAGAAAAGAATTTGCAACTACCATTCTAAAAAATGGTGCTCCTTCTGCTTTACGTGAAGCAGTATTAAATGCAACTTCTGTAGATGAAATGCTAAAAATAAAAGGTATTGAAAACTACCTTACTTCACCAAAAGAAAAACTAGAACTAGACAAACTAGGATGGGATATTAAGAAAACAAAAAATGAATATTTAAAAACTGTTAGTGCATTAAATGCAGCTAAACAAACTCTCGGAGGTACAACAGGTGATGTAACTTCTGATCTTATTCTAGGTTCTTCTGCTTATTCAGGTAAACAACCAAGTGCAGGATGGATAGATGACTTCACACAGTCAGGTGTAGCACTCGGTAACGTTAAAGAACTTCAAAAACTAATAGATAAACAAGGTACTACAGGACTCATAAAAGGTAATGTAGCTTCATTGTTTGGTAAATTTGATTCAGATTATTCAAATGCAGCAGCTATCAATGCTCAAATACAACGAACTGTCCCTGGACTTGCTCGCGGTATTTTTAAAGAAGTTGGAGTACTCACAGACCAAGATATATCAAACTACAAAAAGACATTGCCAAACTTAACGAGTCCTGCACAACAGAATAAACTTGCACTTCTAGCAACATATGATGTTATAGAACGTTCCATGGCACTATCTCTCGCTAACCAAGCAAAAGCAAAGAATGATGTATCGGGTTATTACGATGATTACAACAATGTAAAATCAGAAGTGAAACAACTAAAATCTGAATTAGGATTTACTGAAACCGCAAACATAACACCAGAAAACAAAGCAAAACTTGAAGGAGCATGGACAACACAATTTTCTCCACAAAACATTACTAATACATTAGATAGTTTCTTAAAATAAAATGGATAAAGAAAAGATAAAAAACTTTATAGTTTCACAAAGACAAAATGGTGTACCTGATGACCAGATATTTTCTTTCTTACAAGAGAAAGGAGCTATCCCAAAACCTGAAGTTAATACACCTCCAAAAGATACAACAGCTGAAAAAATAGCTAATTTTACAGGTGGTAAAGAACTTGCACAAGGTTTAGGTCAAGCAATAGCAAATTCTGATGTACAGAGTCCTGGTTCACAATTACCGTCACCTATTACTGGAAAAGTCTCAGAGCCAATATCTAAAGGAATAGCTTCTCAAATAGAAGATACACAAAAAATGCAATTTGAAACACAAAATTCTTTGATTCAACGTATTAAAGAAAAAAAGTCAAAAGGTGAAGATACTGCAAAATTAGAACATGCATTAACTTTATTTAATGAAGATATACAATCTACGGGACAAGGAGCTGAAAAACT